CGGCCGCCTCGGTTGAGTAACTGAGTTGTGTTCACCAATGAAACACCCGCTTTCATGGCACGGCCAGAAGTGGGTCCTCCTGCATCATCAGACGCAGCGAGGGTTGGAATGGTAAACACAAATCGGCTAACAACGCCGCCTGATACAGTCAGGACACCCATCACAGAGCCGGAACCCCCGGTGTTTGTGATGGCCACGATAGTGACGTCGCCTACAGCATGCGTCAGGTTGTTGCGAACCATGCCCCGGTAAGGGAACGCTTCGCCTGAACGTAGTACTGTGGGGACGAGTGCCCCGTTGTGTGGTGAAAGTGTGTGTAGTTGCTTTGGTTTGTTTGTGTTGCCTCTGTTCTGTTGCTGTTGTTTTGGTGCCTTGGCACCCCCACCTTTCTTCTTCTTCACGAAGGCGGGATTCGGTTGTTGTTGTTTCTGGGTACGGCCAGATCCTAGTTTGGGGTTTGGTTGGTTCTTCTGTTTGTTGTTAGAAGAGTACATGGGAAACACGCATTCTATGTGTGCAGCAGTGGTCATAAAAACAAAACCGTTCCTCTGGGGCCAAAATGGCACGGGACACCTAAAAAGACCACCACTGTTGTAATGCGCAGACTGTTCATTCAGAGTACTGACGGAAGTCAGCGTGACCGTGCAGTCGTTTGGCTTTCGCACGCGTAGCGTTGTAATCACTAAGCTCTGAACCCCACTGTACGAAGACAGCCTTCTTCTCCCACACGCTTGGGTCGCATAATGGTACTATACCTGCGTTAAAGCTAGCAGTAAATCCCTTCCGGGTAGCCCAGCTAAAACGGGTCAGGTCGAGACCAAACGTCCTAGGTTTGTGTGTGCAGAAGAACTGGTGCGGGACCTCCCGACACTCAGCAAGGATGTCTTCACCTTCCTTTATATCCCCAATGTCCTTGAGATGAATCCGCTTACGGCACGGAAGCATTGTAGAAGGGGCACTGTGGCCAACGCCGTCTTTGAGAGCTTTTATGCGAATGGTTTCGTATGTGAGGTCATCCAGACAGACAGCACTTTCAATTTGCTGCTTGAGGAAACCCGCGAACCGTCGCTGATAAGCCGTGTACTTTGGGTCGATACCTGCAACTAGTTTGACTCCGAGAGTTCCCAACTCTACGGCGCCAAACAGGTTGTACTTCCCCTGTTGAGTCCACTGCTTGATCTCTTCCTTGTAGTAGTGCTTTAGACGATTAAAGCAACGCACCTTGTCCTTAGCTCCATCGAGAGAGCGTGTCATCTTCTCTACGAAAGGAAGAGCACGAACCTCTAAGCGGGACGCAGCTGTGTTGTTAGTCATGAGCCCTACGTCAAGATGACGAACCTGTTTAAAACTGGGTTTGGCTAAAGAGCTATTCCAGATGAAGCATGCTGAGTTAATAGTGCACACAGTCTTGTGAACGTAGTTCTTCCCAATCGATAGGGTAAAACCGAGATCCACAAGGGCACTCTTCCACAGCTTGTAAAAAGCTCCATCTTCCCCACCAACAGAGTAGAATAAGATATCATCTCC